ATCCGCCCGGAGCGCACCGTCACCAGCGTGGATACCCCCAGTGAAGCGCTGGCAGTGTCCATCGGGGAACGCGGCAAAGTAGACCTGCCTTATATGGCAGAACTGCTGGGCACACCCGGCGAGTACAGGCGCATTACCACCGAACTGTCCGGTGTGATTTTCAAAGATCCCGCCGCCGATGCAGACGACCCGGAAGCCGGCTGGCAACCTGCGGACGAGTATCTTTCCGGCAATGTGCGGAATAAACTGCGCATGGCTCAGCTTGCCGCTGAAAGCCACCCGGAGTTCAAGATCAATGTGGAGGCTTTGACCAAAGCGCAGCCGAAGGACCTTGAAGCATCAGAAATCGACATCCGACTGGGTGCCACATGGCTGAATCCCGCCATTGTGCAGCAGTTTATGATGGAGACTTTTCAGCCGCCCTACCGCATCCGCTATAACAACCTGATCCAAGTCCGCTACTCTCCATTTACGTCCGAATGGCGCATCGGCAACAAATCTGCCGCCGGAATGTATGATATCATGTCCACCGAAACCTACGGCACCCACCGGGCCAACGCCTACAAGATTTTGGAGGACACCTTGAATTTGCGGGACTGCCGCATTTATGATACCATTGAGGAGGACGGTAAAGAGCGGCGTGTCCTGAACCAAAAGGAGACGATGCTTGCCCAGCAGAAGCAGCAGGCCATCAAGGATACCTTTGCAGGCTGGGTTTGGCAAGACCCGCAGCGGCAGAATCTGCTGGTGAAGCAGTATAACGAATTGTTCAATAGTACCCGGCCCCGCGAGTATGACGGAAGCCATATCCATTTTGTCGGTATGAACCCGGAGATCAATCTGCGGGAACATCAGCGCAATGCAGTTGCTCATGTGCTTTATGGTGGGAACACCCTGCTCGCCCACGAGGTGGGTGCCGGCAAAAGTTTTGAGATGGCAGCTTCGGCAATGGAATCTAAGCGTTTGGGCCTGTGTCAGAAAAGCCTGTTCGTGGTACCCAACCATCTGACCGAGCAGTGGGCTAGCGAGTTCCTGCGGCTATACCCCAATGCAAAGCTGCTCGTTACCAGCAAGAAAGACTTTGAACCCGCCAATCGAAAGCGTTTTTGCGCCCGCATCGCAACCGGCGACTACGATGCCGTCATTATCGGCCACTCGCAGTTTGAGAAAATCCCTCTTTCTGCGGAACGGCAGGCACGGATCATCGAAGATCAGATCGAGGAAATCGAAAATGCCATTGCAGAGGCCAAAGAACAGTCCGGTGAGCATTTTACCGTGAAACAGATGGAAAAGACACGGAAAACACTGGAGGTGAAACTGAAAAAGCTACAGTCCACCGACCGCAAGGATGATGTGGTCACATTTGAACAATTAGGCGTAGATAGGTTATTTGTGGACGAGAGCCAGAACTACAAGAACCTATATCTTTACACCAAGATGCGCAATGTTGCTGGCCTTTCTACCTCCGAAGCACAGAAGTCCAGCGATATGTTCGGCAAGTGTCGTTATCTGGATGAAGTGACTGGCGGGCGCGGCGTGATTTTCGCAACGGGAACGCCCATCAGCAACTCCATGACGGAAATGTACACCCTGATGCGCTATTTGCAGTACAGCACTCTCCAGCAGAAACAACTGACCCACTTTGATGCATGGGCTTCTACGTTTGGCGAGACCACCACGGCCATTGAACTTGCGCCGGAGGGCTATACTTTAATAGGACGATAAACTTGATTGTCCTAAATTGAAAGATTCCATAAGAAAGGAGGTAGAACAAATGCCTAAAGAACCAAAAATCACCGCACTCTATGAGCGTTTGTCAAGAGATGATGATCTTGCTGGTGAATCGAATTCCATCACCAACCAAAAGAAATATCTGGAAGATTACGCCCAAAAGAACGGCTTCAAGAACATCCGCCATTTTACAGATGATGGCTTTTCAGGTGTGAATTTCAATCGTCCCGGCTTTCAATCTCTAATAAAAGAGGTAGAAGCAGGAAATGTCGAAACGCTTATTGTGAAGGATATGAGCCGCTTAGGACGAAATTATCTGCAAGTCGGTTTTTATACGGAAGTTCTGTTCCCACAGAAAAACGTCCGATTCCTTGCAATCAACAACAGCATCGACAGCAACAATGCTTCAGACAATGATTTTGCTCCGTTTTTGAATATTATGAACGAATGGTATGCCAAAGACACGAGCAATAAAATCAAGGCTGTGTTCGATGCCCGGATGAAAGATGGAAAACGTTGCAGCGGCTCTATTCCGTATGGATATAACCGTTTGCCGAACGACAAGCAGACACTTGTTGTTGATCCGGTGGCATCCGAAGTCGTAAAGCGCATTTTTCTTCTTGCGAACGAAGGAAAAAGCCCACGGACAATCGCAGAACTGTTGACAGAGGAAAAAGTCCTGATTCCTGCTGCATACGCAAAGAAATATCACCCGGAGCAGTACAATGGGACAAAGTTCTCCAATCCGTACCTGTGGGGCACCTCCTCCGTAAGAACAATTTTAGGTCGGCAGGAATATCTGGGACACACTGTTTTACGAAAATCTGTAAGCACAAATTTCAAACTTCACAAGAGAAAAGAAACAGATGAAGATGAACAGTACGTTTTCCAGAACACGCATGAACCGATTATATCGCAAGAACTTTGGGATAGTGTTCAGAAACGCAGATGCCGAGTGAATCGTGCTTCTGCTTGGGGAACGCACACCAACCGTTTAAGCGGGTATCTGTATTGTGCCGACTGCGGCAGAAGATTGACCTTGCAAACACACTACAGTAAAAAGGATGGGTCTACTCAATATTCTTATCGTTGTGGTGGATATGCAAGTCGGGTGAATGGCTGTACTGCCCATTCAATCAGTGCCGATAATGTTGAAGCCTTGATATTGGCATCGGTCAAACGCTTTTCGAGATTTGTTCTAAAAGATGAAGAAACCTTCGCTTTGGAACTGCAATCACTTTGGAAAGAGAAACGTGAAGAAAAGCCGAAGCAGAACCAATCGGAATTGAAACGTTGTCAAAAACGCTATGATGAGCTTTCTGCTCTTATTCGTAGCCTGTACGAAAATCTTATGGCTGGACTGTTGCCCGAACGACAGTACAAGCAGCTGATGGCACAGTATGATAGCGAGCAGGCAGAATTGGAATCGAAGATGGAAACGATGAAATCCGAAATTGCCGAAGATAAGTCAAGTTCTGTTGATATTCAACATTTCATTTCGCTGATTCGTAAGTGCAAAAATCCAACAGAAATCTCCGATTCAATGTTTAACGAACTTGTCGATAAAATCGTTGTTTATGAAGCCGAGGGTGCAGGCAATGCCCGCACACAAAAGGTTGACATTTATTTCAACTATGTCGGCCAAGTCGATATTGCTTATACCGAGGAAGAACTTGCCGAACTAAAAGCGCAGAAGGAGCAGGAAGAACGGCAGCACATGGAAAAGCAGCGCAAACGTGAAAAAGCCTACCGAGAAAAGCGAAAAGCAAAGAAAATCGCTGAAAACGGTGGCGAGATCATTAAAACCAAAACGTGTCCGCACTGCGGGAAGGTGTTTACACCTACGAGCAACCGACAGCTTTTCTGTTCAAAAGACTGCTGGAATCAGGCAAGACAGGAGCAAAAGGAAGCGGCTAGAGAAGCCGAGAGAGGAGGTCATTACTACCGGCAACGTGCCTGTGCCGTATGCGGTCACTCCTACTGGCCTACACACAGCCAGCAGGAATTTTGTTCCGATGAGTGCAGGAGAATTAACCACAACAGGAAAACCTTGGAATTCTATCACAAGAAAAAAGGAAATCCAAAACCTGACCCAGAAGCAGTCCCAACGCCGAAACCAAAGGAGGATAATGCAGCATGACTACCATGAAAAATTCCATCCATGACAACGCTAACGGTCTGGACTACACCCTTGTCAATGACCACTATCTGCCGAATCTGACCGCAGCAGCCCCGGCAGAGCAGCACCCCACCGGGCGGTGGGGCCGCTTACATAAAATGTATCTGAAGGAGCAGCATCCCATCCGGTATAATCAACTGCTCCTGTCCGGTGAGTTGGGCGGCTATCTTGCCAAGCTGGACAAGCAAGCCGAGGAACAGCTTGCATTGACCGTCCAGCAGATGCAGGAAGCCGAGGGCGTGACCGAAGCCCTGAAAGCTGCCGATCAACTGGAGTGGGTGCGCCGGATGAACAGCATCCGCAACCGTGCCGAGGAGATCATCAAGACCGAGCTGATTTTTGTATAAGGAGGTGCCCACGATGACTGTGCTGAAACCGATGCTGAAACTTGCCCTTTTTCCGCTGCTTCTGCTGCTGATTCTGGCGCAGTGGGTGGGCTTCTTCCTCACGACCTTCTCCACGATCCTGACGAATCTGCTGGCGGGGCTGTTCTTCTTCGTGGCTCTGACAAGCTGGATCATGAAGCTGGCAGACGGCGGCGAAGTCCTGAAAATGCTGATTATCGCATTTGTGGTTTTCGTCTTGCCTTACATAGCGATAGCTGCTATCGCAAAAATCTCCTTTTTCGCTGAGGAACTCCGGGATTTTCTCCAATCCTGAGTTCAAGACCGCCCTGCACAACGCACGGCGGTCTTTTTTGTTACATCGGGTCTGCACAGGGCAGGCCCTTTTTTAATACGGAGGAACAAGCCTATGAAACTGACGTTTGAAGAAAAGAAGCTGCTCTACACCTATGGCTGCGCCGATCTGGAACTGACACGCAAGCGGCTGTACGAGATTGCCGGGCTGACGGTTGACCCCGACCAGAACAAGCTGGTGCTTGACTTCTGCCGGATGCTGGAGGACGAAACGCTGGCAGACTGGTATGACCAGATGTTCTATTTTGTCCGTGCCGAGATGGAGCATTACACCATGATGCAGATAATGTCACGGGACATCGAGGAGGACGAGGACTGGGGCCCGACCATCTTTGACGAATCCGAGGAGGAAGAACGGATTGACGATGTTTAAGCTGGAAACCATGATCTACGCCAGCGAGGACGGAACAAACAGCGTGTTCACGCTGAATCCCGCCTTGCAGAAGCAGCTTGATGCCCTTACAGCGCAACACCCGGAGGTGTGCCAGAGGAAAACAAGGGGCGAAACTGGCGGGGTGACGTATCAGGTCAGGGGTGCAGAAATTGCGATTCATGGTCTTCATTAAGGTTTAAGTGCTGAAAAGATAGAAGACGAAGTTCAGCAGTTGATTGTAAGCAAGCACCTGCTGAATTTTATTTTGTGTTTTTTCGCTGTTGTTCTTGAGATGGTCAATACGGCATGATATACTAATGATTGAAATTCAGCGATTGCGGAATTTGATTCCAAGATTGTGGAAAATTAGCATTGGGAGAAAATCAATGTCAGTAAGTTATAAAAAGCTTTGGAAGCTGTTGATTGACCGGGATATGAAGAAGAAGGACCTATGTGTAGCGGCCGGGATCAGCCATACTTCCATGGCCAAACTTGGAAAAAATGAGAATGTTACAACAGATGTGCTCGTAAAGATTTGCACAGCACTTCAGTGTGACATTAGTGATATTATGGAACTCACCGTAAAATCTGATAATTGAAAGGAGGGAAGCATAACTATGGATAATACTGCAAAAAAGCTCAATTCTGTTCAGGCAAAGCCTATTTTGAAATGGGCTGGTGGAAAAACGCAAATGCTAAATGACCTGCTGCCTAAAGTGCCCTCCTGCTATGGAAGATATATTGAGCCGTTTTTTGGTGGCGGCGCACTTTTCTTTGCGTTACAGCCTGAAAATGCGATCATTGCAGACAGCAACCCGGAACTGATTAATATGTATCGTCAGGTTGCAAACAATGTTGACGACGTGATCTCTTATCTAAAAAAATATGAGAACACGAGCGAGATGTTTTATCAAGTCCGATCTCTGGACTGGAACAATCTTGCTCCAGCAGAGGCGGCTGCGAGAACAATCTACCTGAACCGAACCTGCTTCAATGGCTTGTACCGAGTGAACCGAAAAGGTCAGTTTAATGTTCCCTATGGAAAGTATGTGAACCCTAAAATATGCGATGAAGAAAATTTGCACGCAGCATCTAAAGCCTTACAGAATGCTGAGATTGTCTGCGGGGATTATCTATTAGTGCTAGAGCATTATGCACAACCGGGTGATTTTGTTTTTTTGGATCCTCCGTATCTTCCGATCTCTGAATACTCGGATTTCAAACGGTATACTAAGGAACAATTCTACGAAGAAGACCATGTTGAGCTTGCAAAAATGGTGATGCGTTTGCATGAGATGGGCTGCACCATTATTTTAACAAATTCTAATCATCCGCTGGTTCATGAATTGTATTCACCCTTCAAAATTGATGTCATTCAGACGAAACGCCATATCTCTTGCAACGGTAACACGAGAAAGGGCGAAGATGTTGTCGTAACGGCTCTGCCCAAGCGACAGAGCCTTATAAGGCTGGCTCCTGAACCTCTGCCACAGCAAGTATCCTTTTATCCACCGACACGTTTTATGGGGTCGAAGAGTAAGCTGCTCTCTCAAATTTGGGCGATTGCATCTCAGTTTGAATTTGAAACAGCAGTTGATCTTTTTTCTGGATCTGGCATTGTTGGATATATGTTTAAGTCTCAGGGCAAATCTGTGATCAGCAATGATTATATGGCGATGTCCGCAACTTTTACCAAGGCAATGATTGAAAACAGTCACGTTCTCTTGTCGGAAAAAGAAGCCAAAGAACTTCTGCTCAAGAAAAAAGAACCCGATCATTTCGTTGAAACCACATTTAAAGATTTGTATTACACCGATGAAGAAAACAAACTGATCGATATCCTTCGTACTAACATTGCAGAAATTAAAGATCCCTACAAACACGCCATAGCTATGACTGCCCTGATTCGTGCGTGTACTAAAAAGCGTCCCCGTGGAATTTTCACCTATACCGGGAATCGCTATAATGACGGAAGAAAGGATTTGCAAAAAAGTCTTGAGCAGCAATTTATGGAAGCTGTTGATGCTGTAAATAAAGCTGTTTTTGATAATGGGAGAGAGTGCAGTTCTAAGCACGGTGATGCAATGAATCTCCGCACGGAAAAAGCTGATCTAGTCTATATGGATCCCCCCTACTATTCGCCCTTATCCGACAACGAATATGTCAGAAGGTATCATTTTGTCGAGGGTCTTGCTCGTGATTGGAAGGGCGTTGAAATTCAAGAACACACCCAGACCAAAAAATTCAAATCCTACCCGACCCCTTTTTCCACCAGAAAAGGGGCGGCAGATGCGTTCGATAAGCTTTTTAAGAAATTTGCGAACAGTATTCTGATTGTGTCTTATTCTTCCAACAGCCTTCCGACACAAGACGAAATGTTAGAGATTATGGCTCGGTACAAAAAGCACGTTGAAGTGATTCCTGTTGACTATAAATATTCCTTTGGAAATCAAGGCGAAGCCAAAACCCATCGAAATTCTGTGCAGGAGTATTTATTTGTCGGCTATTAAGAGGAAAATAAAAAATGAATAAGACGATCACAATTTGGATGCTTGGAAATAACGGCATGCGAAATCCGAACAGAATTATGGAAGGATTTAAGGTGTTTGCCGCATCACCTTTTGTTGGAAAGCTCCATGGACCAGAATATGAAATTGGATTTACGAACTTTTTGAATGAAAAAGGAATTATCCATAACGAAAAAGGCAAGGATGAATCAGGTAGTCATGCAAGAAAATGGAGATTAGTCTTTGAGAGAAACGGACTGATTTATCGGAAGTTAAAACCATCGGAGGGCAGTCAAGAAGAACTTGGATCGGTTGATGATATCACGCCTTTTGGACAGGCCTTTTTAAAGGCAGATACCTACCCGGCAATCCAAGAACTTTTTCTTCGGGCAATGAGTACAGAATGCTCTAAAATCGGTAAAACATCATTGCATTTTTCGCCGCTTCGTTGGATACTTTCCATTATGCTTGAACTTGAAAAACGCACAGGGACATCTGAACTCACTCGCATAGAATTTGCGTTATGGGGACACACTACCACTCCGGAAGATGGACTTTCAAATGTTGTAGATCACATTCTTGATTTGAGAACTCGGCGACAGGTTTCACCTTCAAAAAAGGCATTTGATAAAAAAGAAATTGAAATCCGAGGGAAATTCTACAAGGGTAAATCCGGAAATTTCCTAGATTATGCAGACATGAATATGAGATATCTGCGTATTTCGGGAGTTCTTCAACGAAAAGGCCGCGGTCTTATTATCGCATCTGCAAAGCACTTACTAGCAGAAGCTTTAGCAAAAAGCACTGCCAATAATAAACCAATTATTGAAGATTACCGGATGCTCTGTAATGGAGCTCCGTTACCTACAGATAATGAGAATGTCGCAAAATCCGTTTTGAACGACCTGATGCGTCAGATGAAAGAGCGTCGAATTGCATTTGATATTTCCGATCTCCCACTAAATACCTCTGCGGAAATCAACATTGCACGTCGTCGGCTTGAAAGTATTATCGCTCAAACAGATGAAATCCAGTATGCTCAAGAACAACGAAATCAGTGGAAAGAGATTTCCGAATACATGAGTCTCCTAATTAAGGGTGGCGGAAAAACTGTATATGACGAGGACAACGCCATTGAAGTTCCCAAAGACGAAACCCCGGCTTACTTAGAGTGGACGCTTTGGAGAGCATCGTTAGCCATTGACCATCTGGTGAATATGCCCTATGAAGTGCGTGGTTTCAAACTCGATTCCGATTTTATGCCTGTTTCGGCGGCAGGTGGCGGCAAGGGTGATCTGTACTGTGAATTTGAGGATTTTACCATCTTGACTGAGGTTACAATGTCCACTTCTTCCAGACAGGAAGCTATGGAGGGCGAGCCTGTCCGCCGCCACGTTTCTGATGCAGTTCTTAAATATGCTAAGCCCGTCTACGGAATGTTTATTGCTGTCAGAATCGATACCAACACGGCAGAGACTTTTAGACATGGTATCTGGTATGCAAAAGACGACGTGAAACAGCGTCTTAGTATTGTGCCGTTGACATTGGCACAGTTTCAGAAATATTTTGTTGCAATGTTTGATGCAAACAAGGCAACCCCCGAAGCTGTTAGAGATTTGCTTGTTGAATGTGAGTCTCAGCGTGATGTACTTGAAGCGCCGGCATGGAAAGATTATATAGGAAAGCATGTTATAGAAAAAGCAAATGAATTAAAAACGGCTGGATAAAATGCACGAAAGGATTTACTATGGCGGTCGAAGTCAATTGGGAAAATTTTGCATCAAATAATAATGCTCCCGAGAGCATCCAACATAAATTCGAAAATTTGTGTCGGCAACTTTTTACCAATGATTTTCTAAAAGAAAATAAAATAACAAGGAATTTGCATTCCAATCCTAATAATCCGGGTATTGAAGCAGAGCCTATACTTGATGAACGAACCAACCAGTATATTGGATTTCAGGTAAAATATTTTGATGTCAGTGTAGATTATAGCCAAATATTGCATTCTATGGAAAAAGCTGTGCAATATTATGCAGGAAAGCTAAGCCACATTGTATTGTACTGCAATAAGGCCATAACAAGCACCAGTAAGAGTTATATTAATATTGTAGAACTTCTTAAGAAAAACAATATCACGATAGAACTTATAACGGATATGGCTATTTTAGATGCTGTAAGAAAATATCCATATCTTGCAAATTACTATTTTGGTGTCAACACCATTTCTTTTAAGTGGATTGTCGCACATAATGAAAAATCTTTTTCCGATTTAGGAGAACGATTCAATCGTGATTTTAATGTTGAAACTGAAACCTCTAGAAGATTGTCTCTTTTTGCAAGAGATCAAAGTGCCGTTCAATATATTAATGAAAAGAAGCAAAATTTGATTCGGAAAATCGAGCATATAAAAGATAATGCCCCAAAACACTCTGAATATCTTGAAAAAGTCAGGTTCACTGTTTCAGCTTTTGAAGATGTCAAAAGTGAAACCATTGAAAGTTCACTTGAGTGGTATCAACATTTGCAATCTTTTATAGTTGACGATTTATCGAAAATAGATTCTGAGATAAATCAAAAGAGAGATTTGCTCGAAAAGATACAGTTAAAAATCGAAAAAGAACGGAGTAAAGCTGAGTACAAAAATATAGAACAATACCATTCCATTCGAAGCGAAATTGATGTGCTTTATGAATTGCTTGACTTACCGGAAATGTTATCTTTGAATGCTGATGAAAGTCAACTTATTGCTGCAAAAGAACTTTTTATTACAGGCAATGCGGGCATTGGAAAATCACATTTGCTAGCTGCAGAGTGCCAATCACTGATGAATAATCAGCAATTTGCTGTTTTGCTACTAGCTGGAAATTGTTATTCTGATTTTCCGGTACTAGACCAATTATCACAAGATTGCGAGTTAAAGTATTCTTTCGGTGAGTTTATTAGTATATTAGAAATGGTGGGTATAGAACATCATTCCTGTGTTTTGTTATGCATAGATGCATTAAATGAAACCGCAAATTACCGACTTTGGAAAAACGGTCTGCTTTCACTTTCTCAGAAGGTAAAAAAATGCACACATGTAAAGTTGGCTGTTACTTATCGAATGGAGTATGAAAAATCCTTAGTCCAAGATGAACTCTTATCAGAAAAAGAATCTAAAGATATTTACAGGATTGTACATACAGGTTTTGAATTTAATGGATTAGAAGCGTCAAAACGATTTTTTGACTATTATAGAATTCCATTTACCTTGTATGAATACTTTGAAGCTGAAATGGAAAATCCATTGTTTCTAACATTGTATTGTAAAACCTACAGAAATGATGAAGCAAGTCTTCCTATTTTGTATAATAGGTTAGTGGAAAATGCAAACAAGAATATTTTCCCGATACTAGAAAAAAGGCATAACCTCATCGGTTTCACCGAAGATGATAATATTGTTCAGTCTCTTGTTGATGAGATTTCGACTCTAGTTTTTAATAAAAAAGAAAAAAGTATTTCGGAATCCGATCTTGCGAGCATACCGTTTTGGACTGTAAATGGTCTTCCTTTAAGACAGTTTATGTCATTATTAGCAAAGGAAAATCTCGTGCACATGAATTTGGCTGCAGGCCATGAACGCTATTTTTTTGCTTATGATCAAATGAATGACTACTTCTTTGCAAAGAGTTTATTTTCTCATAGTATATCCGATACGTCTATCCGTGAGATTTTACACGAAGATATTTTGCAAATAAACGGTGATAGTGTAGTAAATTTGAGTAATTGTGATGTCTTTGTTACATGCTGTGCTTTTTACGCTCAGAAATTCGGTAAAGAGTGCATTGATTTAATTGATGAACTGCCCGAAGGCTTTGAGAAAAGTTATATCATAAAATCATACATGCGGTCATTTGTTTGGCGAGACAAAGAGTATATTTCTGGAAATGTATTTTTAACTGTTGCGCAGAAGTATAAAGTATCTTGTGAAGATTTTTGGAAAGTCCTTATCGGTAATAGTATAAAATATAATCATCCCCTAAACTCAGATTTTCTACATGCACTTCTAATGGACTTCCAACTTAATGAGCGTGATTATTACTGGACAAAACACATCAATAGCTTTTTTTATGACGAGTCTAATCGACTCATGCAGCTTGTAAAACTGTACAGTTCAGGCCAAAGCATTTTAATGAGTAAAGAACAGGCTCGTCAGTTGCTTGTTCTATGTGGATGGCTGTTGAGTTCATCAAATCGCATGCTTCGTGACTATACTTCAGAGGCCATGATTGAAATTCTGCGGAATGAATTTGATCTGTGTATTGTGATTCTGAAAGCTTTCGAAAAAGTAAATGATCCGTATATTATAGAGCGTCTATATGGTGTTGTATTTGGAGCCTGCTGTAAACGTCGAAAAAAGGAGAATACCGTATACATAGCCTTAGCAGAATATGTTTACTCAACAATTTTTGATCAAGAATTCATTTATCCTGATATTTTGCTTCGTGATTATGCAAGACTGATAATCGAACGATTTCTATGGGAGAATCCTTCCTATAGTGGTCGCATTGTACACGAAAAAATCACTCCTCCCTATAAATCATTACCAATTATACCGGTCGATGAAGATTATGTCGATAAAAAGTTCGATAAAGGACTTTGGCAAATACAGAGTTCAATGTCATTTGAAGGTTTTGGTATGTACGGAGATTTTGGACGTTATGTTTTTCAAAGCGCGTTAAGAAACTTCAACGTGGATGATCGTGAGATATTCAATTATGCTATGTCCTTTATTGTCAATGGTTTGGGGTATTCCAACCGACTTGATGATCATAATGCCTATTGGGGATACGACAGGAGCGAAACAAAAAAGCTGGAGCGTATTGGAAAAAAGTATCAATGGATTGCAATGCATAACATTTTGGCAAGAGTTTCTGATCATTGCAGTATTGACACGGATTCTTTTGAAACGCCAACTTTTGAAGGGCCTTGGGAACCATTTGTTCGTGATTTTGATCCGACTTTGAATTTTGAGTCCATGAAATCTAGTGACATCCCTATTTTTGATGAGATCGATGTATTGAAAATGATTGCCCGTAGCGAACATTTGAAGGTTGATGTTTCAGATGAGAGTAGCGTGTCTGAATGGTTGAATTCTGATGGTGCTTATTTTGCTGAGATGCCGAAAGCACTAATTCTTTCTAGTCCGGATGGTAACCAATGGGTTAGGTTGAGTAATTATTTGTGTTCAGGAAGAGAACAACTGAAAGCGGAAAGGCTATTAACTTGGAGCTGGCTGTATGCTTACTTCGTTACAGAAGAACAGTTTAAGTTGTTCCAAACCGCAGCTGCAAACAAAGTTGACTTTAGTAGTTCAAATGGTATAGGTCTTGACCCGGAAACCTATTCTACTTTCAATCGAGAATACCCTTGGTCACCTAGCTGTTATTCCGTCAATCAGAACAACATGAAAGAATCAGGTGTGTCAATCACAATATCAGAGGCAGAAGTAGAGCAGGAGGTTGTTGATACCAAGTTTTTAGAACAGTACATTAAATTAATTGAAGCAGATCCGACTCAAGTGCTTTCCGTTCAAGAGTTAAACAAAAAGCTCTATAAAACGGAGGTTGTAAGAAAGCCCGTTCAGAAGCAAGTTGGAAAAATTATGCACGCAAGTACCAATCTTGTGTGGGAGAGTGAATATGATGCCTCAAAGGATAATACACTTTCCATGAATGTGCCCTGTCCAATGCTTATCGAACAACTTCATCTCCATCAGGCAGACATTGACGGTTTATACTACGATTCAAATGAAAAAATTGCAGCGTTTGACCTAAATATTTCACAGAAAGAATCAGGAGTAGTCCTTAGAAAAGATCTATTAGATGCTTTTCTTAAGAAAAACAATCTGAAATTAATCTGGTTTGTACGAGCATCTAAAGAACTTCATAGTGGTGAAAATTTAGGGATACTTCGCTATGGTGATAGAAGTGGCGCATATTTTTACAATGGAGCAGAAATAACCTCAAATATTTATATTGTGGAACAACGGTAAATCATTAATGATATAAGAGGAGCGTGATGCCATTGACCCAACCGAAAACCGATCTTGCCTACCTCCGCAGCGAAAAAGCCAAAGCAGAGCAAAAGCTGCGCTCTTGCCAGCACCGGGAGAAGATTCTTGAACGTCAGATGTCAGAGCTGAACCGGAGAGAGCGTGTGCATCGTCTTTGTACCCGTGCCGGAATGCTGGAAAGTTTTCTGGTCTGTCCGGGAGAACTGACCGATGATCAGGTGATGGAACTGCTGAAAATCTCGTTCCGCCAGCCTGAAGTCGTGCTGGCACTTGCAAAGATGGTGCATGATGTTCACGAACGCAGCAACGTCCAAAACCCTTTAGAATAAAGGGCGCAATTATACACCGTTCCGGTGAAATTGCGGTCTTGCAGACGGCTCGATGAAATCGAA